AACTGTATCGCTAGTAACGACAGCAGCCGCATCGCCCGGATACATTGGGAATGTGGGCGAGTAATTAGTCTTTGCCATTTGGCAACTCCTATGAAATGGGGGCCGAAGCCCCCGAGACTAATTAGGCTTCAAAGGGTGTTGGAGCGATAGCGCCATTATCACCGCACACAGCGTACACAACTTGGAGGTTGACCCTGCCACCAGATGTGTAGTTACCAGCGGTAGCGAACACCACTTGGACAATCAGGTCTGTAGTGCCGATATTGTCAAACAATGCGATGTTGGTCGTGTTTGGCGAAACCGTTGAACGGCCCGCAGCGAGGGTGCTAGTGCCGCTCAATTGGCCCAGTTGGGTAGCAGCAGCGAAGTTTGTAGACAGACCCGTGGTTGCGTTACCAGTCTGGATAGTCAGAGTGGTCGCACCAGATGCGCCAATAAACGGCGTAACAACGTCAGCAATAATCGCGTGGATGATCGCGCCTGCCGGGAGAACCGCGATAGTCGTAGCAGTGCCGGTATATGGGGCAGCAGTCGATACACCTGCGGGGGTGGTGTATTCACCCGGCTGGAGCACGATGGTCGCGCCGGTATTGCGGATCAGGCCGGGGGTCGTGCCCGTGGTATTTTTAACCGTACCGAGCAGCCAAGGGCCAAGGTGAGTCGCGAATGACATGATAGTTCCTCGTTTGCGGCTTGCTGTCTTGAGGAGTAGTCTGCCAAGTCAGTCAACAAGCCAAGTAGTCTTGGTATTGTGGTTATAGCACAGCCAAACAAAAAAGAAAAGGGGGTAGGCTTGTGACCTACCCCCCTCCGACCGGGAACCCCCAGTCCTAACTATCTATCAGGCCGAACCTGACGAACCCCACATACCCAGAGGGTCAGACCAGCCGAACGAATAACGCTCGCGGGCCTTGTAACGGACGTTGCCGGTATCGAAGTCTCCATCCATTGAGTTCTGCAGAGGAGTGCGAACAAAATGCTTCATGCCGTTAGGAACGTCCGTGGTCAGGAACCAAGCGTTACTGTCGGTCAAGAAGTTGTTAACGGTGTAGCCTTCAGGGACCGAACCGTTGTTCTTCAGAGCGTTGATGTCGTTGTCGGTGGTGCCAACGCGGAGGCTGGTTTCCAACAGACGGGTAGCAACGAACTGCAGAGCAGGAGGAACGATCATCTTCTTAGGCTTAGCGGCGATCAGCAGACCACGCTCATCCGTCCAAGCAGCGATCTGGATGACGGCTGCTTCCAGCGACGTTTCGTTCAGGTCAGCGTTAGTCGAAGAAGTGTTACTGTTAGTACCACCAGACACCAGAGGGTGAGCAACGCTAAACAGAGCAACACCGTCACCACCAGCGTAAGCGCCACTGAAGCCGTTGTTGAGGACAGCAGCAGCCTTGACTTGCTTGGTGTACGCCATAGCGCGAGCCAAAGACTTCGTGTAACGAGCCGAGAGGCTGTCATACAGATTGTCTTCAACGGCTTCTTCAGTAATCGAGAAGCCAAGAGCGATAGTTTCGTGCGTATAGCGGGTGGACCATGCTTCTTGTGCATTGTCGTAAGCGATAGCAGTACCTTCGTTCTTCACTGGAGCAGCGGAGAAACCAGACAGCTTGGTTTCTTCTTCGAAGGAACGCTCAGAGGTTTCAGCCTCGTAGATTTCCTTGTGCTGCTCGCCATAACGAGCGTACTCCATGCCGAACAAGGCATTGAGGCCGGGGAGGAGTTCTTTAAGTAGTTGTGCGCGTGAAATAGCCATGATTCAGCTCCTAGTTAAGCCACGCCCAGACCGGCGTAGTAAGCGTGTTGAGCAAAGTTCAGCTTAACCAGAACTTCCGTGTACTGCGTAATCACAATGGTGGAAGCCGCTGGGATAGCAACGATACTGCCCGGAACCGCGACAGCGAGGTTCAAGAAGTTCGTTTGCGCACCCGTGGTACCAGCAGCAAAGTTCGACTGAACGTACGAACCGGTCTGCACCAACTGCCCGTTAGCGGCAATATACGCCACATCCGAACCAGCAACAGCAGCGCCAGTCAGAGGGCTAGTGAACGTCACAGTGGTCGTCGAAGAACTACCAACGCCCGTAACCGAAACAGCCGTGTCCTCAACAACGTCAATGACGCGCAGGGGGAACGTAGCCGTGGTAGCAGGAGCACCAGCGCCAGTAACCGAAGCGACAGCGTTCAGCGAGTTGCCGGTAGACGTTTGGCCAGACAGGTCAACGTTGTTAATGCACTGCACGTTTTGACCGATGAGGGCCTTGCTAGCAGCGCCAATAACCGTCGTAGCCGAGCAAACAGCAGCCCGGAACACGGTGTCAGGGTCTTCGCAGACGATGGCAACAGCGTCACCAGCAAGGGTGCCAGCGGGCCAGTATTGCGAGAACGTAAGCTGCTTGGTCAGGGGGTTCGTGAACGAGCAACCCAAGAAAATACCGACTGGGAAGATGGTCGAAGAGCCAGCAGTCACAGCCAGACGGATGGTATTGCCGCGATTAAGCTGGACAAAGTCACCGAAGTAGATGTTACTTGCGTAGCCATATTGGATCGGGTAGCTGCGAGTAGAGCCCGCAAATACCTGCCCACCGATCAAATTGATCGGCTTTAGGCCGTAGGGTTTATCAACAGTAGGGTAAGCCATAAAAGACTCCTATTTTTAAGAACCAGAACCGAAAGTGACCTTGGTCTTCTTATCAGAGAAAAGAGGCATCCGAGGATCACTATCACGAAGAAAGTTGTTATCTACCGATTCCATCTGAGACTTGTTCTGGTTGGAGTAGTACTCCATCCGTTGCTTCAGAAACTCTTCTGGGATACGGCAAAGTAACAGTCCGCCCACTTCTACGTTTCCTTTGAAACGCCCTTCAGTGGTAGCGTGCATCATCAACTCAGGGTAGTCCTCTGCTTTGCAGGGCTCATACCCTTCACGTAACTTAGAAGAAATGTTTGATGGATCAGCCACACCCAGAGTGGAGATACGCACCCACCGATGTTTCCATCCCGGACGTGGGTCAGGGCTAGGGAGCGTTTCAGGCGGACGCCATGCTTGTGGGCGTTGGGTTACAACACGAGACTCCAACTCACGAGCAATGCGGTTTTGGGCCTTTTCAGACGCAGCGGTTTGTTCCATGTTCATTCACCTCTTTTAAGTTGAGCAACCTGTTTAGCGTACAGTTCCAAAGGCACCCCAAGCCTGCGGGCAATCGCAGCTTCTGACGCTTTCAGCTTAATACGGTTAGGCGGTGTACTGCGAGTAGCCGGGGCTACTACAGCAGATGGTTTTGTGGCACGGCGGGGGGTACTATCCTCATCCGGTTCTGACGTCCTTTTCAGAGGCGGTTCGTCATCCTCATCGCTCTGGGCAGTTTCAAACTGCTCAGGAAACCTCTTACGCATCGTTCTATCGATGGTATCAAAGTATTCTTTGCTACCGATAAAGTCTGCACCATACTCTCGCTGCAAACGTCTGTCAAGCCCCATAGCAGCGGCGGTCATTTCTTCGTCCTTACCCCACCAATCACTATTGGCTTCTACCCAGCGCTGGGTACGTGGATGCTCAATCGGTTTTGGAGTAGCTGCGGGCTGATACTCTTTCTCTTCGACCTCAATAGGGCGCATACCAGCGGCGCGTTCAAGGCGAAGGGCTGCTTGAGTAATCTCAGCGTTAGCTTCGGTAAGGGCGTCGGCATCCCCGCTCTCGTACGCCTCCTTGTACTTCTTCTTAGCTACTTGGAGTTCTGTTTCAGCGGCGCTCTTCGATGTCTCGATATACGCCTTACTACCAGTAGAAAGCTGCTGTTGGAGACGTTTGTTCTCCTCGAACACCTGTTTGGCAAAAGCCTCGGCAGCACTGCGCTCGCGTACGGCTTCTTCCTTGGCTCGGCGCTCGTCGTGGTACCCACGGGTGAACTTCTTGATGCGGGCCTGTACTTTCTCGTCATACGAAGAAAGCTCTTCCTCCGTAGGGTCCTCAACAGGCTCCTTCATCGGCTTGCGATTGCGGTCCCCTACCGGGGTATCGTCCTCAATCTCCACCTCAAACTTGTCGTCTTCGACAACAGCCTTGGCCTTCTGCTTGGCCTCGATTTCATCGGGGAATTCAAATTCGTCCATTTGTTACTCCTTAAGCACAAGCGAAATATCGCTTGGTATGTTTGTTGGATTTGCTACGGTTCCAATAAGCCGGTACAACTTGGAAGTTGTCATGTGTACATAGCCCACCTTTACTAACAGGAACGATGTGGTCTACATGCCATTCCCCACCACACACTTGCCTACGCATACGTGCGAGTGCCACTGCTTCCTCTAACACCCAAGCGTCGAAAGGAGTCAAGTACCTTTCGTTTGACCTACGCATTAGTTGGTAGCGTAACCTACTTTGCTTTCTATGCTCGGATACAGGATGCTCTGCACGGCGCTTCTCAGCAATACTGCGGCCCCCGGTAGCTTTGTATGCGACTTCCTCTTTGCGTTTTTGGGCTTTACCCTTATCCGAGGCGTAATACTTCTGCTTTGCGGCTTTACACTTGTCTGGGTTTGCTTTACGCCACGCCATAATTTTTTGGTTACGACAAGGTTTGCATTGCGCCCGTACAAATTGGGCTAAAGGTTTCTCCACCCCACAGTTAGAGCACGTCTTCATGATGCCCTCGTGATGCCTCTCGGGTCTTGAACTACTGCCTCAACCGAGTCGTCGTTAATGATGCGGAACTCACGGTTGTGAATCTTCAAGCGCGTACCGGAATTGGGTCGGCAGATAACAAAATCGCCTTCCTGACAAGACGGACCACTAGGGAACCGTGTCTTATCCTTATACGCATCTGGACCAATCTTGACCACGAACAATACTGGGGTCAGCATCTCCTCGTAGTACATGGTTTTGGAGTCCTTAATAATGCCAACTTCACTATCCTGATACTCCTCCATAGCGTCAGGGACAACACACAAGAGGTGGAACGTCTTGGGGTCTGGCAACTGCTTGGCTTTCTGCTCTGGGTCCTTGTTGAGGAGCCCCGACAGGTCTACGGCAGCGTTACTAAACTTAAAAAGATCACTCATCGTCGGATTCAACTTTCTGCACAAGGTCGTTAATAATGTTTTCTGCGAAGTTTAGACCAAGGATTACCCCGCAGATGTGACGATACTCGTCATGACTAACTGCTCGACCGTCAGAGACAAAAGCTACCCTATCATCCCGTATCTTATGAATCTCTTTGACCACTACTGCTAGTACTTTATACCCGTCCAATGTTTACCCTTTAGGTGGAGTTTTGCTAGGCTTATTTCGTTGCGCTGCCCGTTGCGCCATTTGTGCATCCATCTGCGCTTTGTGTTTGGCAATGTCTGCACCAATCTTTGTACCGCCAAGCTCTGTCTGCCTGTCCAGTTTGTCCCTTGCAGCGGCTGCAGTAGCACTAACCTGCATAGCCGCGATTTCTTTCTGCGCCTCGATGCGATCCCGCTCGATCTCAAGCTGGTCGGCCTTGGCCGCAGCGTCGATCTTCTGCTTCTCTTGCTTGAGTTTGATCTCTTGCATCTTGAGTTGAAGCTCTTGCTGCTGCATCTGGACGATGGGGTCCTGCATCTGCTGCTGCGCCTTCTTCTGTTGTGCTTCCTGCTGGTTCTGCTGGAGAAGCTGCTGTGACGCCTGCATGGTCATCATGGCAACCTGCTCTGCCATCTCAGGGGGCATG